TAGTAGCTCTTGCTGAGGCTCTAAAGGTGCGAGTGATCTCAAAAGGACCACCCCTTAAGTACTTTTGTCTGAAACCCATACAGAAATTTATGCATTCCATCATGAGAAAGCAACGTGTGTTCACTTTGATAGGTGAGCCCGTGACCGCTGAGTTTTTAGAATCAGTGTTCACTGGAGTTGACGGCAAGTTTTTGTCAGTCGATTACATGTCAGCGACCGATCTTCTTAACCCAAGATTGAGTTTGGCCGCTGTTGATGAGATTTGTAAAATTACTGGAATTCCCGACGACCTCTCTGTGATGTTTCGTGATGCTCTTTGTGGGCACACGATTGAGGGTTCACCACAGAAGTGGGGTCAGTTGATGGGATCAATAGTCAGTTTTCCAATATTATGTTTAGTTAACGCGGCAATTTGTCGTCGTGCATATGAACTAGGTGAACAATTACCATGGGGAGTTTCTCTCCAGGATTGTCCACTTTTAGTGAATGGTGACGATGGCCTTTTGCGTTGTGGTTTACGAACTAAAGAATATTGGGCGGATTTGGCGGCACTTGGTGGTTTAACCCCCAGTGTCGGTAAGGTCTATTTCCATGAAACGTATTTAAATATTAATAGTACGTCTTATTCCATGGATGAGTCTGGATGCGTTCATCACCCCTATGTTAATATGGGTTTGGTGAAAGGCATGACTCGCTCTGAAGGTAAAATGCAGGCGAACAATGTTACTGAGAATCAAGATTCTTTTGGAACAATTGGTTCGCGCCATCATGAGTTAATGAAAGGCTGTCCGGATTCTATCCGGTTATCCGTCCATAAAATGTTTATTAGAGAAAACTATGAACTGTTGAAGTCCATAAAGGTTCCTTGGTATGTTCCTGAATCGATGGGGGGGGTTGGTCTGATGCCATTTACGGTAACATCAGGCGAAGATATTGATGATTTTAAGATCTCCTATCTAGAAATAGATGGTGTCCGTTATGGACCTAGTGATCTCGACCTTAAGTGTTGTCGAATTATCAGCAATAAGTACGCTAATGTTTCTGTGAGGAAGCTCCCGACCTCTCAGCCGGTTCAAGCACGTCAAGTATGGTACACGAAGAAAGGATTTGATATCCCTTCGTTACATGTTGTTGGCGCGGTCAATTCAACTTTGTCCGCGTGTGCAGATAGTCAGTCCGATGTGTTTTCCTTTATGGATCTATCGACTTTCTATTTCTGCCCATCTTTAGTTATGTCAGTGCAGCAGCAAAAGCTTAATGCACTTCGACAGAACGAACGAGCTTGGGAGTCACTTACAAAGGTCGCGTTAAAGATGTCGGGTTTACCCGGCTTCGATTATCTGCGGACTCAGCGAGTGTACAAGCCTGCATTTTTCACAATGTGATAGTGGTTTTAAAATTCTGTTGTCGTTTGGAATGGCCCGAGGGTAATCTCCTACGAAACAGCAACCACTTTTGCGAAATGCAGT